CGGAGCAAGGATAGCAAACTTAACGACATAGAATCAAAAGACGCTCAATAAAAGGGTGTCTTTTTTATTTAAGCTTGCCAGAGCTACTAAACTGAGTGGGATTTATCTGTATCCTTGAAAGAGCGTTGAACTCACAGATATTATAGGTTGATGCAGTAATGCATAGGGTAAGTGTACTTAAGGCAAGTGGGTGGGTGCCGGTACAAAGGTTAAGGTTGTGATAAGTTGATATTAAAACAGTGTGTTAGATGCAGAAAGTTAATACCATACGGCATGACTTACTGTGATGCTTGTAAAGAAATAGCAGATAAACAAACAGAAGAATCCAAGACAAAGCGTACTGCATATTATGACAGCCATGGAAGAGACAAGAGATCAACAACTTTTTATAACAGTAAGCCTTGGAAGCTATTAAGTCGAAAGAAGCTACAGGACGATGGATATAGATGCCAGGTGTGCGGAGCTATTGCAACAGAAGTTCATCACCGCATACCATTAAAGAAAGAATGGGACAGAAGGTACGATATTAGTAACTTAATGTCAGTTTGTACATCATGTCACAATCGGTTAGACAGGTAATAAGGGGTAGGGCATATAAAATTGTTTTCAACCTTTAAACATTGACCGGGCGCGACTCTACATCGTAGCAAAAACTCGGGAAATGAAACTTTTTAATAGGAGGTGACCAGCTATGGCCGGAAGAAATGCAAAACCAATCAGCTTACACATGGCTGGTGGTAATCCAAGTCACTTAACCAAGGGCGAAATTGAACATAGAAAAAACGCAGAAATAAAAACAGGTGACAATAAATTAAAGTGTCCTGAATTCGTAAAAAACAATTTGATTGCCTATAAAAAGTGGAAGGAAATTCTAAAGGTTTATAAGGATGCTGATTTTGTTTCCTCTGGTGATATAGGTTTACTAGCCAGGTATTGCATGAGCTTTAGTGAATATGAAAATTTACTCTGTATTAGAAATAATATAAGCACAATTAAGTTTACTCCTGATGAAGAGCTTGAAGTTGATGAGGTTTTTGATGAAAAATTTACAGGAAGACGAAAGCAGCAATTGTTTAATAAAATTAATTACATACTTTCTACTGATGGTGTTTATGCGATAGAGACGGCTATAAATAAGAAAATGGATATGCTTATAAAAATGGAAGATAGGCTGTTCCTTAACCCTTTGGCAAAAGTTAAAAATGTGCCTAAAGCGCCTGAAGAAAATTCAAAAGAAAATAAATTCAGTAAATTTCAAAAGGGCGGATCTGGGTAATGGATCGAGCGACAGAATATGCTCAAAGAGTAGTTGCTGGTGAAGTTGTAGCAGGAAAGCCGCATATTCAGGCATGCCAAAGACATCTTAATGACTTGGAAAAGCAGGGTACGAAAGAGTTTCCGTATATATGGAAACCTGAAAAAGCACAGGAAATAATAGATTTTGCTGAAACATTAACTATTGCTGAGGGTGAACAACCAACTCCACTTAAATTATACGACTTTCAGTGCTTTGATTTAGGTGTTCCCTTTGGGTGGTACAATGCCAGAGGTTACAGAAGATTTAGAAGATCATACAAGTCAAAGGCTAGGCAGAACGGTAAGACGTTTGAAAATGGTATTCAAGGTACATATATAGCAGGATTTGGCGGTTATAACTACGGGAAACTTTTCACTGCTGCTACTAAGTGGGCGCAGGCAAAGTTAGCTTGGGAAGAAATGATGAAGTTTATTCAGATTGATGATGACTTGTCAGGGCTTTTCAAAGTGCAAGAATATAAAACTTTAATAACTGCATTAACTACAAATTGTTCCATTGAAGCATTGTCAAAAGACAGGTCCTTAGATGAAGGGTTTAGAGCAATTTATAATTCCATAGATGAAATACATCAGCACAAAGACAACTCAATTTATAAGGCATTATACAATGGCACAAGAGCACTTAATGAAACTTTAAATAGTATGACAACAACAAGGGGCAGAAACTTAAATAGTTTTTGCCATGAGATGGACACATATTGTATGAATATCCTCAACGGCACAGTAACCGCAGAGGATTTTTTTGTTGACATATATACGTTAGACAAAGAAGATGATCCTTTTGATGAGAATGTATGGGTTAAATCTAATCCTTTATTGGCCAGAACAGAGGGCGGAATTGAAACAATAAGAACAGATGCTCAAACTGCGAAGGATATGGGTGGATCTGAGTTAGCTGATTACCTTACTAAGTGCATGAATATGTGGTTTCAGAAATCAGACAATCAGTATGTTGACGTTGAAGCATTTAAAAAATGCAGTTCTAAAAAAGCACTGGAAGATTTCAGAGGAAAACAATGCAATGTTGGATTAGATTTATCATCCGGTGGAGACTTAACAACATTGAATTTAGAATTTTCATTCATTGAATTAGGAAGACAGAAGTTCTATTTTTATTCTCATTCATTTATGCCTAGAGCTCGTTTAGAAGAACATATAAGGACTGACTTAGCTCCTTATGATGTATGGGAAAATGAAGGACTGCTAACAGTAACGGGCGGGATGATGGATTTTAAAAATGATTATAAATTTATTACTAATCATTTAAAAGAGTTGCAAAAAAAATACAATTTAGAATATTTAGGTATAGGATATGATCCGCATAATGCAGATGGATTTCTCGCAGATCTTGAAGAATTAGGCTGTAACTTAACAATGATAACTCAGTCAGCAAGATTTTTAAATGATGCAACCGTGGACCTTCAGCTACTGATCAGGAATGGCGACATTGAATATGACGAAAGAAATGGATTATTCATATGGTCATTTATAAATGCGAAGACAGTAAATAATTCATTTGGTGAAATAAAAGTTGATAAAGAACCAAACGCAAGAACAAAGAGAATAGATCCAGTTGATGCTGCTATTGATAGCCATGTTTTAACTATAAAGCCAGATACCGGAGTTGATATTGAAGATGAAATGCAGAAATATCTGCAAAGGATGGGCTGGAATTAGAGAGGGGAGGTGAGAACAAACGAAAAATCCATTGAAGAGTTATATTAAACGAATTTTAAAAAGTGAAATATTGACAGTTGACTCTGCTTATACTGTGCTTGCTGATTTGTTGGGTATTTCAGGAACATCAAGTGACGCATTAAGTGAAGCAACTTATTTTGCATGTCTGAAAGTTTTATCTGAATCTCTTGGAAAGTTGCCACTAAAGTTACAGCAGCAGACACAAAACGGTGGAGTTATGAAAGCTTACAAACATCCATTATACAATGTTTTGTCTACAAGACCTAATCCGTATATGACAGCGACGCACTTCTGGTCAACTGTAGAATATAATCGTAATCATTACGGAAATGCTTATGTCTGGATAAGGGGAGCTGGCACTAAGACGAGCCTTTGGATACTGCCAAGTAATGAAGTGGCAGTTTGGATAGATGATAAGGGGCTTTGGGGCAAGCCAAATGCAATATGGTATGTTTATACGCACCTAAAAAGTGGAGAAACGTACAAAATAAGCCATGAAAGCATACTGCACTTAAAGACATCATCAAGTTTTGACGGGATTACAGGGTTGTCAGTTAGAGAAATTCTTGCAACTACTTTGACCGGTAACACAACAGCACAAGAAATGCTCAATAAATTATATGAAAATGGCTTTACGGCAAAAGCGGTCCTACAGTATACGGGCAGTTTAAACGATGAATTGACAAAGAAATTTGTCAAAGGGATTGAAGATTTTGCACTTGGAAATGACGATACGGTAAAATCAATAATTCCTATACCTTTAGGGGCTACGCTACAGCCTTTAAATATTAAACTTGCAGATAATCAATTTATAGAATTAAAAAAATATTCTGCTTTACAGGTAGCTGCAGCTTTTGGCATCAAGCCTAATCAAATAAATGACTATGAAAAAGCAAGTTACGCAGCAGCTGAACAACAGCAATTAGCTTTTTATGTAGACACGTTACTTTATATTTTAAAGCAATACGAAGAAGAATTATCGTACAAGCTATTATCTGCCGAAGAATTGCAAAGCGGATTCTATTTTAAATTTAATGTATCGGTCATTCTACGCGCTGACCTTAAAACGCAGATTGAGTCGCTCAACACTGCTATACAAGGTGGAATTAAAACACCAAATGAGGCAAGATCCATGTTAGACCTACCAAATGTAGTAGGAGGTGATACATTGTTATGCAATGGAAATATGATGCCGGTAAAAGATGCCGGCAAACAATTTGATAAGGGAGGTGAGTAAATGAAAGATATAATTACAAAAGCCGCACAAGTAGCAGGATTAGAAGTTACTGAAGCCGAGCTTACTCTAATAAATAAACATACAATTAAGGCATTGACTGCTGAAGAAGTTTTTATTTTTAAAGTTGCTATGTGTGACAATGAAATTGACAGAGATAATGAGGTTTTCACGCGTGACAGTCTTGAAAAGTTTGCCGGATTATTTGAAGGCAGAACAATGATTTCTGACCATCAGTGGAAATCAGGGAATCAATGTGCAAGGATCTATGAAACAGAGGTCTTAGGAGGAACCGGAACTACTAAAAATGGTGAGCCTTACGCTCAGCTTGTAGCTCACTGCTACATGGTTAAAACTGAAAACAATAAAGACCTTATAACTGACATCAATGCAGGAATAAAAAAAGAAGTCAGTATTGGTTTTAGAATAGGCAAAGCCATATGTTCAATATGTGGCGCTGACAATAGAAAAACTTACTGTGAACATTGGGCAGGCAAGATTTATGAAGGACAGGCTTGTTATTTTAAACTTTTAGATCCAACTGATGCCTATGAAGTATCATTTGTGGCTGTACCTGCTCAACCAAAGGCAGGAGTCGTAAAATCTTACGGCGATAAAGAAATAACAGAGGACAAACCAGAAGAAAATGTCAATCATAAAAATTTTGACATAGACATCAAGATCTTAGAATCATTTATCTTTACAAAAAATAAAAAATCGAGGGAGATGGAATAACGATGAATAAAAAAATGAGAGAACTTTTAGCAGCAATTGAGGCAAAAACAAAAGAAGCGAGAGCGTACCAAACAGCAAATGACAATGAAAAAGCAGCAGTAGCTGTAACTGAGATGGAAAATTTGCAGAAACAGTATGAAATTGAAGAAAAACTCTTTAAAGCCGAGCAACAAGAAGTACCGGATGAACCAGAGACTAAAGCTGCTCAAATAACTAAAGAGGAAAAAGCTTTTGTTGACTATTGTAGAGGTATAACAAAAGAATTATCTGCAGGATCTAATGGAGCCATTATTCCTAAGTCGATAGCAAATAAAATTATTGAAGCAGTTAAGGAACTGTCTCCAATTTACGCTAAATGCACAAAATACAACGTAAAAGGAACTTTATCTATTCCTGTTTACGGACTAGATGAAGCTGATTATGTTCAGGCGGCATATGGAACTGAATTTACAGACTTAACAGCTCATGCAGGTAAGTTTACTTCTATAGATTTAACTTCTTTGGCAATAGGCGCATTAGCTAAAATATCTAAGAACCTAATGAATAACACTGATTTTGACGTGCTCGCATTTGTAATTAAAAAAATAGCTGAAGCAATTGCAAACTTCTTAGAAAAAGAATTACTTGTAGGAACTGCAGCTACTGGACACATGACAGGTGCAACTAAAACAACTAACACGATGAATGCAGGTAGCATTTCAGCAATTACTGCTGAAAATTTAATTGATATGCAGTTAATGGTTCCTGAAGTTTATCAAAAAGATGCTTACTGGACATTTAATAAAGCAGCTTTTAAAACCGTTAGAAAGTTAAAAGATGGTACAGGTGAATATCTTATGTCTAAAGACTTTGTTCAAGGATTTGGATGGTTATTACTTGGAAAACCAGTGTCTATTTCAGAAAACATGCCAGCAATTGCATCTGCAGCAATGCCTGTTCTTTACGGTGATATGTCAGGTTTAGCTTGTAAACTTGCAAAAGATGTTGAAATCCAAGTGCTTAACGAACTCTATGCAGCTCAACACGCTGTGGGAGTTGTAGGTTGGGTTGAAGCAGACAGCAAGATTGAAAACGCACAAAAGTTCGCTGGATTAGTAATGTCAGTATAGGAGGCAAATTATGAGCGATAGAACATGTAAAAATTATATGACCGATGGCGGGGATACCCTCGTCATCGGAGGAACATTAACCATAGAAGATGGGGCGACAGTAGGAGGAGTTATAACGGCTGCTATTGTCGATAATGTAGCTTCAACTGATGCCGACAAGGCTTTATCTGCGAATCAGGGTAAAGTTTTGAACGATAAAATTGTTGCACTTGGGCCTATAGACACTTTAGTTTCAACTGATGCCACTAAGGCCTTGTCTGCTAAGCAAGGTAAGGCACTAAAAGATGCCGCAGATGCAAAGGTTGCTACAAATCAAGTTGATAGTGTTGAGGCAACCAATCCAACGGTTGCTGAATTCAACGCATTACTTGCAAAATTAAAGTTAGCTGGATTAATGGTTGGCGATGAATAGGATGTGATTATATGGCGGCACTGACATTAATAGAAGTTAAGAATCATTTAAAAGTTGATTTTGATACTGATGATACTAAGATAGCTTGCTTGATGATAGTCGCTGACAATTATATGAAAGGCAGTGTCGGAGAGACTTATGACACTGCAGACGAGAGCTCGAAAGAGCTCTTGCTTAAAGTCATAACTGATTTATACGATAATCGTGGTATTTCAGGTAAGGCAGGCACTAACGAAAGACGACTATTTGACGATATGGAACTACAAATGCGATTGGGGTTGAGAGTTGATGTATAATCGCAGAATTGGAATTCAGAGTAAGTCAATAACATATGACAGTTATAATCAACCAATAGAGACATGGTCCGAATTAACAGGAATTTGGGCTTCAATTGTTACTACTGGTGGAAATGAGCTTTATGTAGCACAGAAATTGAATTCTGCAACGCAAGCAGTATTCAAAGTGCGTTATGGAAATGCGGTAACGGTTTTAGATAGAATCGTATACAATAACCGAATATTTGAAATCTTGTCCATTAATGACGTTGATGAAGCACATATTGAGTTACAAATAAGTGCAAAAGAGGTGGTCTAAATGAATATTGAAGAAGCTTTCACCGATTATTTGCTAGACCATGCTGGATTGAAAGCGCTTATAAGTAGCAAATTGTATCCTGAGGAAGTGCCTCAAGGAACTAAGCTTCCTGCGGTATTCTGGATAAAGGTTAGCGATATAAAGGACCACTACTTAACAAAGCAATGCGAACTAGAAAGACCAATTTACCAATTCACAGCACAAGCAAGTGCTAAAACTGGAGCAAAAGCAGTAGCAACTCAATTAAAACTAGCTTTAAGTGATTATCAAGGAACAATGAACGGTGTTGTGGTCCAGAAGATAGAATTACAGAATGAAATGAGCAGTTTGGAAAAATCTTCAGACGGAACAACAAAAGTATTTTATGAAGATTTAGAATTTGAAATTAACTTTGTAAAGGAGTGAGGAAATGAAGACACACGCATTTGGAACGACGTTTACGTGGGATAGTGAAGTTGTGGCAGCCTTAAAATCAATTGGCGGAATTGAAATATCTGTTGAAACAGTTGATGTTACGACACATGACTCAGTTGATGCGTATAAAGAATATATAGCAGGGTTGCTTGACGCAGGCGAAGTAGCAATAGCAGGATTTTTTGACTATGCAGATGCAAATGGTCAGGTGGCAATGGTCGCTGATTGTGCTGCAAGAGCAGTAAAGTCTGCAGTTGTAACTTTCCCAGTAAGCACAGGAACATCATGGAGCTTTAACGGATTGATTACAGCTATAAAAATAGGCGATGCGCCTACTGATGATGGCATACCATTCAGCGCAACGATAAAAGTCAGCGGTAAGCCTACGCTTGCAGTAGCAGCAGCAACAGGGCTTACTAACTTAGCCGTAACAGGGGCAACATTAATTCCAGCATTTGGAACAGCAGTTAAAGACTATGTAGCTACGGCAATAGCGGTAACAGAAACTATAACGGTTACACCAACAGCTGCAGGAGTTATAACTGTAAACGGAAACGTAGTGGCAACAGGTCAAGCAAGCGGGAATATAGCACTTGGCGGAGTTGGCACAATTACGGTAGTGACAATAGTCGTAACAGAAACAAACAAAGCGCCTAAGACTTATACTATAAGCGTAGCAAGAGCAGCATCTTAGAGCAGGGAGACCTGCTCTTTTTTTTAAAAAGGAGGAATATGTGTGAGACAGTTAATTACTAATGATGTATTCAAAATGAGCAGAATACTTAAAAAAATTAATGTAAATATTGATGCAAAAGACAAATCAGACGAACAGCTAGGCATGAATTTATTGATGCAGGTTGCTGAAAATGCTCATCTAGCTCAAAATGAAATAAATGAATTTATCGGTGGTTTGGCAGACATGACAGGCGATGAATTTGGAAAGTTGCCAATTAAAGAATCCATAGAAATAATTAAGCAATTTAAAGAGCTTGACGGAATAGCTGATTTTTTCAAATTAGTAGGTCAATCAACGAAATAGAGGTTATTGACCTACTTTTAACCAATTATCGAAATATTGAATATATAGAAAAATTGTCTTTTAGTTTTGGATATGAACTTATATTAAAATGCTATGAGCAATCGGCAGAAAACAGCTTATGGCAAATGTGGCTGACTATTTATCCTAACATGACAGAAGAAAATTTTATTTCTTTTGCTGAATATAAGGATATGGCAGTAAAGAATGCAAAACAAAAGGAACCACAGACTGATGAACAGATGTTGGCAATGGCTAAGATGTTAAATGCAGCATTCGGCGGTGAGGTGATAGAGATATGAAAGGGCAAGAAGTAATAAAAGCTAATTACAGCAGATCAGGCAGTAAAGGAAAATATAAGTTTGATGGTTTCGAAATTGAAGGTCTTGATGAATTGATGAAGGCTTTTTCTGCTCTTGGCACAGATGTTGTTTATAAATTAGCAGAACCATCCACTAAAGGAGCAGAGCTGATATTAGCGAGGGCTAAGTCAAGAATTAACAATATTACTGGAGAACTTGAGAATGCTTTAATTGTCAGGAAGCCAGGTAAACAACAAAATAAAAAAGCATATCAGATATTCGCAAAAGTAGGATTCAGAGGAAGGCAAGGAAGAGAAGGCGTTCCTTTAGAGCTAGGGCATAGATTATATTTCTTCGGTAAGAAAACTAATTCAGATATAGAACCTAAACCTTACTTAAGACCAGCGGCTGATGAAAGTAAGACAGAAGTTGCTAATATAATGGCGAATGCAATGAACAAAATCCTTGAAGAGTGGGGTGATTAAATGAGCAATGTAATTAGATCCTTAATTGTAAAGGTTGGTGCAGATACTTCTGACTTTTCAACTAAAATGAAAAACATTTCAAAAGATTTAAAGTCAACAGGAAAAAGTCTATCAAGCGCAGGATCTGCTCTGACTAAAGGAGTAACAGTTCCATTGATAGGAGCTGCAACAGGAATGGCAGCACTTGCAGTTAAGGCCGGAGAAACAGCAGACGAACTTCTCACTCTTTCAGCTCAAACAGGAATCAGCACGCAAAGCCTTCAGGAACTACAATATGCATCCAGATTTGTTGATGTTGAAGTCGAAACAATGACAAAAGGAATGGTTAAAGTTACAAAGGCAATGGGGGCTGCAAATGCAAAGAATAAAGACTATATTGAATTAACAAACGGTTTGCAAATTGCCACTAAAGGCACAAACGGGGAATTAAAGACATCAGAACAGATGTTTTATGATTCAGTTGATGCGCTTGGCTCAATAACAAATGAAACTGAAAGGGAGATTGCGGCGCAGGACTTATTTGGAAAATCGTATCAAGATTTAATGCCATTGATTCAGGCAGGAAGTGCTGGACTAAAAAAATATGCAGACGAGGCTCATGCAGTAGGCGCTGTCCTTAGCGATGAAGATGTTGCCGCAATGGGTGCGTTTGACGATAAGATGCAAACCATGAAAGCAACAATTGAGGCTACAGGATCAAGAATGGGACTTGCTTTTATGCCTATATTGGAATCATTAATGCCGGTTATACAAAACAATATAGTACCGGCAATTCAGAAATTTTCTGAATGGCTTACAAATATTATAGACCGTTTTAACAATTTAGATCCTGGTATGCAAAACTTTATTTTAGGGTTAATCGGAGCAGCGGCGGCGGCAGGACCTGTGCTTTCGGTAATAGGTGGATTAACAACTAAAATAGGTGGAGCAGTAGGAACTATAAGCAAGTTTTCAAAAGCTTTAAGTGGTGGAAGTACTATCTTGGGAGCCTTAGGAACTGCATTAGGACCTGCAGGAATGATAATATTAGGACTTACAGCATTTGCGGCGGTGGCTTATACAATATACAAGAACTGGGATAGTATTACAGGCGCAGTAAAAGGTGCTATCAGTAAAGTAAAAGAGTTCTTTGGCATTAAAGATAAGAGCTCAGCACCTGAAAGCGTATCTGGTGTAGCAAATCCTGCAAGGTATAGTCATAGCGGCATGCAGGAATACGCGAAAGGGACTAATTATGTTCCGGCTAACGGCGCAGCATATTTGCACAAAGGTGAGGCTGTTGTTCCAGCTAAATATAATAAGGGTGGAAGTACAGTAAATCACACCGGCACAATAACAGTCCGAGGAGTAAATAACAGAGATGAACTTGTTGCTGTTATTGAGCGAAATATAACAAATAGCATTGTAAGTGGAAATAGAAGAATTCCAAACAGGACTTCTTTAATTCCGATAGGATAGGAGGAATGATATGCCATATTTATGGGGTTCAACAGTGTTAAAAATAACACCAGGTACATATAAACCTCCACATTCAGAGAATGGTTTAGTGGTCATAGAAATATTGCCAGATGGAACAACTAATCCAGCAAGTGTAATACAACAGGCAGGGCGTAGCAGGGCAGTTGCAAATTTTGACGGCTTTACTAGAAGTTACGCAGACTATAAGGCTTTGCATGATGATTATATTGCTTTAACCGAAAGGACATTTGCAGATGGAAATGAAAGCCTTACAATGATTATATCTGAGTTGAGTCCGGCCACGATGGTCATAAATGGCAAATGGGAATACTCTATAACATTGATGGAGGTGTAGTATATGAGACAAATACCAACTGAAGTGCTTACACTTCTAAAGAGCCGTTCTATGATTGGAGCAAATAAGCCATCAAACAAGGTGACGGTTGAAGGACTAGTCTCAGGAGAGTATAAATGGAACGAGACTACAGTGTGGCATAGGCCGTCAACAACGTATGCAGGCAACAACTTGAGTGTAGCAAAAAAAATAAATGGTAAGTTAATAGTATGCAATATTTACAACAATATTATTTACGAAGGTGAATGCGATAGCGTTGCCGATTTAGTTTCTGCAGATAATTCGGCAAGCGGTTGGAAATCAGCAGGAATTACAACATATGGAACAGTGTACGCAACAGTATATAATCTGGGTGCAGATTTGTATATGACGGTTTGCCAATTTGGCGTAACTGATACGTATCCTACCAAGACAGAAATATATAAATCGCCATCAGGTAATGGCGGAGATTGGATTTTATACTCAACAGTTGCAAGTGTTATGAATGGAAGTTGGGGGATGAGTGGCGGCTTTAGTGGAGCAGGAGTCCCTGTTATTTTGTCGACAGGCAGATGGGTTATGAATTGTTTAGACGTAGGTACTTATAACGGCCCACATTTTTTAGCTTGCACTTCTGATGATGGCGGAATAAATTGGATATTTCATAAGCCTACTTTTTGGCCTTATGACTATTATGCTTCTGTTAATAAAAAGATATATGTAAGCCCTTCCGGCAATTTATATTCCACAATGTCAGACTATTATGGTAATAGCGAACTTTATATTGCAAGAAGTACTGATGCAGGCGTTACATGGGCTACTTATGGATGGTTTGATGGTTCCATTTTTACAGCAGGTTTTGAGACACCAAATTTTTCACTGATTGATAATAAAAAAAATGGATTTTATGTTTTTGCCTTTTGCGGCTCAGTTAACAAAGTATGGGAATTTGCAAATCCCGATGCAGATATAAATGCCTACACAGAAATTGCAACATTGCCTAGTTTTGATGCCGGTGCTGTGTCTTATTGCGTGACTGAAATTAACAACAGTTTAATTTTTATGAGAAGCAATTATGTTTTAGGTATTGAAGCTATAAATGCAATTTTGCCAACAAAGTCAATTGGCATCAACCGTAATAAAAACATGGCAGGCAGTTTAAATCTAAGCCTAGATAATAAAAATGGCGAATGGAGTCCTGATAATACTGTACATCAAAATGTTCTTTTTCCTAACAGCGAAATCACGGTAAAACAAGGATATGGGACTAATTTAATTCAGACCTTTAAAGGTTTAATTGATCGAATAGAAATGTCGACTTTTCCGCAGGAATTAAAGCTATCTGTTAGAGATAAACTTAAACTTGCCTTAGACCAAACAATAACATTTACAGATGGAGTAACACATGTTATTTTGTTCCAGAATCAAACTGTAGAGGCTATATTTACAACTTTATGCGGTTATGCCGGATTAACAACTGGTACGATTGAAGCAACAGGCTTGACATTAGCAGAAAAAACATTTAGCTGGGAAAGTTATGCAGATTGTTTTTCTTGGCTTGCTGACCTTGTAGGCTTTGAATACGGAGCTAATGAGGAAGGCAGTATCTACTTTAAAAAGGATGCAATTCCACAGGCTACAGATTGGATTTTGACATTTACTTCTGGAACAGCACAAGCATATGCGCCAATAGTTGAAAGTTCTGAAGCACTCAAAACTTCTGATGGATTGACAACGTATGTTAAGGATACTGACTATACAATAGACTATGAGACTGGTGTAATAACATCAATTACTATTCCTGATGGTCAAACATTAATGAGTTATGTTTTTGCAGCTTATACCTTTAAAGAGGGCGTGGATATAGTCAGCTTGGGCTATTCCATAGACGATAATGATTTATATGCAAGTGTTGTAGTTTACGGCAAGGATCCCAACGATGCAGTGATATCAGCAAGCAAGGACTATGTTTCTAAAGACTATTACAAAGTTCTACCACAAAAAATATTAAAAATAGATGCTAGCGATGCTGACACGGTAGAGAAATGCCAGACAATAGCTGATAGAGCTGAAATGCTTATGCGGTCAAGGGTTAGAGAAGTATCTTTTGCGAGTATTGCGGTACCTTGGTTGCAGGTCGGAGATTTGATTAAGGTTGTGGAAAGTAGTACAACAATTTCAGAGATATATAGAATAACCGATTTGTCTACTACTCAGGACACAAACGGTTATACGATGCAATTAACATGCTACCATCATAGTGCTTAGAGGTGATTGAATGAATTTAAGTAAGGTTTTAAAACAAAAAAGGGATGAAGAGGACAGACTAAGAAATAGAAGCCCTGCTCCAACGTTTAGCGAGACGGCACCAGGCGAACCAAGTTTTGTTGATACAAGTAAGTTTGCCACCAAAACAGAGCTTGCAGGAAAGGCTGACATAAATCACACTCACGATTATAGTAGTGTTTATGCGGCAGTGAATCATAATCATGATGATGTATATGCACTGAAAGAGCATACGCATGATTTTATTATAGATGGCGGATTTGCATTTGATGATGAAAATGATGTAATTATAAATCTTGACTTAGGAGGTGCATAATGAGTTGGCGATTGCAAGTAAGAAAAGATACGGCTGCGAATTGGACCAGTGCTAATCCAATTCTTTTAGCTGGTGAAATAGCAACTGAATTAGATACAGGAAAATGGAAGCTTGGGAATGGTGTTACTGCATGGAATTCTCTCACCTATGCCGTTGGAGCGAAAGGCGAAACCGGAGATGCAGGGGCGACATGGTTAAGTGGTTCGGTTGATCCAACTACTGAAGGTGTTGATGGTGACTACTATCTGAACACGACAACTTATGATGTGTTTAAAAAAGCTTCAGGTTCTTGGACTGTTTTATTGAATATTAAAGGTCCAACAGGTTTAAAAGGAGATACAGGTGCGGGAGTTTTAGCAGGAGGAACAGCAGGGCAAGTATTAAGTAAATTTAATGAAGGTGATTATAATACGCAGTGGGTTTCGCTCAAAAAGTCAATAGCATTTTATATTGATGACATCTTGGAAGTTGGCACAAATTTAATGTCAATAATTGCCCCACAAGCACTGACCATAATAGAAATCAGACTTGCGGTTGATACAGCTCCAACAGGTGCGGCATTGATTATTGACATAAATAAAAACGGTACAACTCTTTATACAGCACAGGATAATAGACCAACTATTGCTGATGCAGAAACTTCTGCAACAGCTATATTACCTAATATTGTAACTTTAGCAGTAGGAGATAAATTAACTCTTGATATAGACCAAGTAGGAAGTACAGTTGCAGGGGAAAATCTTTCAGTTATTGTTATTTGTGAGGTAATCTAATGGCTAAAACGTTATATGATGCTTTGGTTGCTATTTCAAGTTCGGGAAATTATTCTGTTGAAACCGAATATGCTACAACTCCTGTTGAGTTATTAGTTATTGAGAACGATACAACATATTCAGCAAATACAAATTTAGGAAATACTACACCAGATATGTATATGCTCGGAGTACATTACAAAGGAAATCTTACAATTAATAGTGGTGTAACAGTAACAGCAGCAGCACGAAAAAGAGGTATGATTATAATTGTTGATGGTGATTGTAATATTAATGGAACTCTAACAATGACTAATAGAGGCGCCAACACTTCGGTAGCAACTTATCCCTCCTTATCAGATAGTGAGAGAACTCAACGAATATTAATTTTACAAAATAACGATGTTGATTTAGAAATTCCTGCTTTTGGTGGTTTAGGTGCTTTAGGAAAAGTCGGAGTTGGTATAGGACTCATTGGCTCGAATGGAGTTGATGGTGGAACAGGAGGTGGTGGTTCAGGAGGATGTAAAATATATGATTCAGGCACCCCAACTTCCGGCACAGGAGCACAAGGAACGTCTTTTTCAGGTGGTGCGGGCAGTGGTGCTACTTTTACTTATGAGACACCAGCGACTGGAAATGCAGGTACTTTATATGGTGGCAAAGGTTCAGATGCCTATCAAGATGGCGGAGGAGGCGGAGGTGGAGCAGGAAATCCCACAGGCATAAGAAATAAATTAGGCTTAAACGGAACAGGTGGATTGCTCATTTTAATAGTTTTAGGTAGCTTAAATATAGGAAGTACAGGAATTGTATCTGCAAATGGGTGTAAAGGTGGAGGTTCGGACAGAGATAGATATTCTGAGCCCGGTGGTGGTGGCTCTGGTGGTGGAAGTGTTAATATATTTAGTGTTGGGATATTCACTAATGCAGGAACTGTCCAAGCCCTTGGAGGACAGGGAAATGGAGATGATAATGTAAATTATGCAGGTGGAAGTGGTGGAGCAGGCAGTATTAGAGTAATGCAAATAAGTCCTCCATCGGCAACAGCAATCAAGAGAAGATTTGCACAAATAATTTAGGGAACAAAAGAAAAATTTGGTTGACTAAAGGATCTCTTGATAGAGGTCCTTTTAAATTTAAAAAATATAAAAAGGATGGTGTAATATGGGTTGTAAGTTAGACGATTTTAAAGTAAATGCAGTTTTTAAGGCAGATGAATTAAATCAGGATAGTTTTAATTTTTTGAATCTGATAGGAAGAAAAGCTGCATGGTCCAATGGTGATTTTGGACAAGATGTTATTGTAGCAATGGTAGATACTGGAGTAAATCCACATCCTGAATTCGGGGACAGATTGTTGCCGGGTAAAAACTTCATTACCAACTACGGCAATACAAGCTCTAAAGACGATAATATGCACGGAACACATACGGCAGGTTCGGTTGCCGGAGGAATACTCTGCGGCATTGCTCCACAAGTTAAGATCCTACCTATAAAGGTATTGGGGGCAGACGGATCCGGTGAGTGGGATGATGTAGCAAAGGCATTAAATTATTTAGCAGATCAGCGGTTAAAAGGGGTTCCAATCGTTATTGCCTCAATGTCACTGTCAGGTGGTGAGGGTGATATTACAGAGACAGAAAAAACAAATTTAGAGGCTGCTTGTGATAGATGCTATGCAGCAGGTGTTTTGCCTATCTGCTCTATGGGAAACAGTGCTGAAGATGAAAAAAGGTACCCGGCTTGCTTTACAAATGTTGTTGCTGTTGGTGCATTAGATGAAGAAATGAATCAAGCAGGTTATGCGACTAAAGGTTCTCATATAGACGTTACTGCAAGAGGAACAAAAATCATATCTGCTTATTATCAAGGCGAGTATGCAGAACTTTCAGGCACATCAATGTCAACTCCACAAGTATCGGGCGGCGGTGCAGTTATCGCAAGTGAATATTTAAGAAAGAACAGCAAATTGCCAACGGCAGAAGTACTGAAAAGAATGATTATACGAAGTGCGAAGGATATTTTCAAAGAAGGATTTGACAATCTATCCGGGGCAGGAAGATTCTCATTGCAGCCACTTACTCTGTCAATCAAAGTAGAACACGGCAGTAATATAGCTTATGTAAATGGTGTTAAAATGGAACTACCTGTGCCTATCAGTATGGCCGGAGAGGGTTATACAATGGTTCCATTGAGATTCATAGCGGATAAATCCGGAGCTGAAATAAAATGGTATCCACAAAATGAGATACACAATACACAATCTGAATTTAATTGGTAAGAGGTGATTATGGAAAAGATATGTGAATTAAAGCATGCTGAAGTTGATAAGAAGTTTGACACAACTGAAAGACGATTGAATAATCACAGTGAACGTATTGATAAATTAGAACAAAATGGTGTTAGATTAGAAGAAAGGTTAGATAATCTGATAACTCAACTTAGCAGCTTGAATACAATCATGAGATGGTTCATAGGGTTATTGGTAGGAAGCTTTGTGGCTTTCTTTTTTTATGCGATACAACAAAATTTATTTTAATAAAGAAAAGGAGTAATTTATGGATACAGAAGTTTTCAAAGAATTTATAAAACCAGAAATGTTAATATTGATACCGGTCCTATATGCAATAGGCACATTTTTAAAAAGCACGTTACTGATAAAGGACAAGTTTATTCCTCTGTTTCTGGGCGTGTTAGGAATCATTTTGGCGGTTGTTTGGGTGCTTGCGACTGAATCTATGGCAACAATGCAAGACGGCCTCATGGCTGCTTTTGTGGCTATCACGCAAGGCATACTCTGTGCCGGCGCTTCAGTATATATTAATCAGACGGTTGTCGTGCAGCCAAAGAAAGAAGAGTGATATTTTGATTAGATTTAAAAACAAGCCGCTCGACATCTTATATGAGACAAGCAAGTTCGGCCTGAGGGATTTACTAGGGATGTGGTGGCACAATGGTATGGACTTGAGGGCAGAGTTAGGAACACCGGTTTATGCTGTTGCAAACGGCACTGTTAAAGTGTCAAAAGACAATCCGACGGGATATGGCTTATATATAGTCATTAATCACGGTAAATGGGGTAGCTTGTATGCTCACTTGTCGCAATACAACACATTTGTGGACCAGGAAGTAAAAGCAGGTCAATTAATCGGTTATAGTGGTAATACAGGCAATTCAACCGCACCTCATCTGCACTTCGAAATTAGAGAATGCGAATATAAAGACTTCTGGGATAGGTGCCAGGCAGATACGAATGTATTCATGCGTTGTGTAGATCCGTTTCCTTATCTAAATGAATTATCAAACAGATATACATTAAGCACTGCAGAGGCAAAGAACATTATAAAAGAAAATGCAGAGCTTGAAGATAATACAATTGATTATCTGTCCAATGATTATAAATATGGAGAAAGCCTAATTTTAAAATTAGCCAGAGCGATAAAATAGGAGGTGATCCTAAACAGATATCTAAATTAACCGGAGAGATCCGGTTCTTTTTTTATTTTTTGTATATTATGCTATGGAATAAAAAAAGAGCTGCCATAATCGACAGCTCTTTTTTTGACGGCAGAAATACGGCAAAAATTTAAATCAATAATAATCTATTCTATGTTTTTAAATTTGCATAAAATATTTAGTATGCGTTGTGAAATCAATTAAAATCATTTTTAATGCAAAATAATAATTGCATTATTGATTATAATTCAAAATCACATATTACATTTATTTATCGCTAAATTTCAATGAAAAATAATCAAACGACGATAAAAACGGCAGAAAAATTTTCAAAAAAAATTAAATGATATTCTCAACTGCATTTTTAGCCTTAGTCATCATGTCTGATGTGAAATGTGAATAAGTCTTAATAGTAATTGCTACTGTATCCCCAATCAAAGAAGCTATTGTCTGGAAGTCTAATCCTTTGGCAACCAATAAAGAAACATAAGTATGTCGTAAATCATGTATTGAAATATCATAACCTATTTTTTTGTAATGAACCCTTAAATTAACTGAAGCAGAATTAGAACTCTTATACGGAAATAGTCTGCCACTTATAGCAATAGGATAGCTGCTTTTATATTTTTTTAATTTATCCATAGTTGCCGCAGGTATCGGAACTATCCTGTTTGAATTAGGCCTTTTTACTATGCCTTCTCCATATGTTTCCGGCTCTCTTTTCATCAATTTCCATTGCTTATTAATTATTAAGGTTAAATCTTTTTCATTTATATCTGACCATTTTAAAGCCAGTAGTTCTCCAAGCCTCACCCCACAGGTAACTGCAATCAGACTCATGTAATAATGCCTAGGTATAATTATTTTATTTAGTAGATCGTCTATCTCTGCTTTGGATAGTGCTTTTATTTTTACATCTTTTTTTGACTTATCAGCTGGTATAGTTATGTCAAATATAGGATTGTCTTTTATAATTCTATTTTTGATCGCATATTTAAAAATTGTATTTAATTTGACTAAATGACTTTTGACGGTTGTTGCTTTTAAGCCTTGTTTAACCATATCATCAATGCACTTTTGAATATTGATAGAGGTAATTTTACTTATTTTCATTTCAAGTAATGACTTAAAGTTGGTTTTGGCTCTTGAATACGTCAAAACAGTATTAGGCTGATTATATAATTCTGAATGTTCAATATAAGCCGATATAACAGTTCCAAAAGTATCTGCAGCATGTGATGAATCAATATAATTGACCGTCTTTTCCAATTCTTTTACTGTCTCATCTATCCAAGGTTTTGCTTCTTTCTGTGTCTTGTATCCTTGTTTAGACACCTGTTTCCACTTCTCATTACTATCTTTATAGCTTATAATGCATTGTAATGACTTATTTTTTTCCCTAAAAGTAATATTATAATCCATTTTTACCTTCCTTTCATTCGTAATTATATTTACAAATTGTTAGCGGATCAAAGTAGATGCAATAATCATCTACTTCTTTAAAAAGTCCGTATTTATTTTTGTAATGCTGCAAAGCATCTTTTAAAAACTCTTCTGTTACATCTAAATATTCTGCTAACTCATAGAAATTTGTACAACATTCTTGTGAAGCTTTAATTAGACTTATAAGTGGGACTAGCTTTTCATATGACCAATTCCTAGCCTTTAGCTCTTGCTTGCGATTAGAAACGCTTTTCAAGTCTGTAATGTTGCCTGTCGTAGTGTAGTAGTGTCCAAGCTCTTCTGCAAGAACACATTTTTTTTCAGTTATTGTTACAATGTTTTTTTTAATACCTATAAAATCATTACGATACAATCCCTTAAGATTTGCAGGAAAATTAAATTCAATCACTTCTATTTCTTCATCTTCTGCAATTTGTATTAAACCTTCATATGTCATAACATCCCTCATTATATTTAGGTTAAATTATTTTTATTTTTTCCTTTTATTTTTAATAAATTCCTTAAAATCTTCTATTGATTGTAACTCTTCTTCTGTCCATTCTCCATCATGATGTGCTGCTAAAGTTTCAATTTCGTTGTCGGATTGGTCAATATTAATAGTTTTATTCTTGTTTGTATCATCGTTTTCTTCATCAACGAATACATCGCCAAAATCTTCTTCTGCAGAACTAACGGGTCCATCATATACGGGTGCCTCTTGTCTTGCAAGAGCAGCTCTCAACGTTCCACCTGATAATCCTATCGCTTCTGCAACTTGGCTTATCCACGTATAACCTATTTCATTTTCTTCCCCAAATTCTCCTGGAATAAATGTATCAATATTTTGTAGCCAATATAAAGGCACACCTGCTTTTGTTGCAACTTGATCCAATGTAATTCCTGTTTCTTCAAGTCTTTTATTTATTATGCTACTGACAGCCTCGTCTGGATTTTCCCAACCCATTAATTTAGCGGGAGAGGTTTTTAAAATTTTAGATAATTTATATATAATACCTTGCTTTAAATTTACTATTTCACCACTTTCATACCTTTGAATAGTAGGTTTTGAAACCCCTACATAGTCTGCTATATCTTGAAGCGTAAGCCCTAATTCTTCTCTTCTTATTTTTATCATATCTTTAAGTTCCATTTTTTTACCTCCATCATTTTTGTAATTATATCATATTTTACATATTATGCAACAAAAATATTATAAAAAATAGAAAAAGTTACGAAAAATGTATTGACAATAATCGACAACAATGCTAATATGATGTTACGGAAAACGTAACAAGGAGGTGAGGCAATGATTAAAGTTAATCTATTAAAAGCAAAAATGACAGAGTATGGATTTACAATAGAAGCTCTTGCAAAGGAACTTGGCATAAGTTACAAAACTTTATGGACACGTTTAAATAGGAAACCTGAGGACTTTACACAGGACGAAATAAATAAACTAATCGAAATTCTTCATTTAGAAAATCCAATGGAAATTTTTTTTGCCACAGAGTAACGAAAAACGTAACAAATTAGAATAAAAAGATGTAAATAATAAAGGAAAGGAGGAATTAAATGAAAGAACTAAAAATTGATGCTGATTTTAAAAATCTCATACCGCCATTAACCGATGAAGAGTACAAACAGCTAGAAGAAAATCTTATAAGGGATGGTTGTAGGGATAGCTTAGTGGTATGGAATGGGACAATCATAGATGGACATAACAGATATGAAATATGCAATAAACATAATATTGAATTTGAAACAAAAGAGGTGGAATTTGAAGCAAGAGAAGATGTTATTGAATGGATTATAAGAAATCAATTTGGAAGAAGGAATTTACCAAGCTATGAAAGAGCTAAATTAGCTTTAAAATTAAAACCAATCATACAAGCGAAAGCGAAAGAAAATAAGCAAAACGCTATACAAAAGGCAAGAAAGGAAAATCCTAATAATGTTAATGAACAGTTTGACCAAAAAATTGGAAAAACAGTTGAAGTAAACACTAATAAAGAATTAGGGAAAATAGCTGGAATATCAGATGAAACTATTAGGCGAGTTGAGATTATCGAAAACGAAGGAAGTGAAGAAGTGCAAGCACAAGCAAGAAAGGGGGAAATAAGTATCAACAAGGCTTTTAATCTTACAAGAAAGCCAGAAACTGCCAAAACAAATGAAGAAATTGAAATGAGAGTTTGTAGCGTATGTGGTAAAGAGAAACCAGTTACAGAATTCTACAATAATTTAAAAGAGTGTAGGTCTTGCTGTAGCCAAAGAAGAGTTAATAAATTGACAGTCAAGGAGGCTAGGGAATTAAACAAATTATGTCCAGAAGAGATGATTGAAGCAATAATTGAAGATATGAAAAATCCGACCTCTAAAAAACTTGAAGCCGGATTAGATGAAAATCACTGTAATCCAATTATAACAGAATTCGAAGGATTACTCAATGATTTTATAAGAAATATCAGAAAATTTACATTCATGCCACAAGTAAAAGAAAGTGAAACGTTAAAAACATTAACAGATGAAGCTGTAGAAATTTTAAAAAAAATCATGAATTAAACGGAGGATGAAGATGAAAAACACTGTACAAACAAATTATCAAGTAGTAATGATTAATGAATTATGCTTAGGGGATTATCAAAGAAGCGTTAAGACGCAAAAAATCAAAGAAATGAATGAAAAGTTTGATGCAAATTTATTAGGAACAATCACAGTAAGTAGAAGAGATGGACTGCTTTATGTTATTGATGGACAGCACAGAGTAGCACTTGCAAGAATTAAAGGATTAAAAGCATTAATGGCTTTAGTATATGAAGGTTTAACCTACGAAGAAGAAGCAGAATATTTCAATAAATTAAACGGTGCGAATGGGGAAAAAACTAGGCTTACAACAGGTGATATATTCCACGCAAATGTTGAAGCAAAAGACGAAGGTGCTGTTGAAATAAAAAACATGATTGAGAAGGTTGGCTTTAAAATAGCAAAAGCAAACGGTAAAAATATAATTACAGCCGTTGGTGAAGTTCAGAAAATATATAACAAATTTGGGGGACAGCATTTATTTGAATCCTTGGCATTAATAAAAGAAACCTGGAATGGTGAAACTTATTCATTAAATAATTTAATGCTAAGAGGCGTGTCAGAATTCTTGAAAATTTACAGCAAAGAACTTGATTTTAGCACACAAACATTTGTAAAACAATTATCTAAAATTAAGCCTATTAAGTTAGTACGAGAAATGAAAGCTGATACAACAACTGATAAATCTGCGGTAAAAGCAATGAATACACTATTGTTTTACTATAACAAAAGCCTAAGAACTAAAAAACTAGAAAATAAGCATTTCAATTTATAACAGCATAAGAAAGGAGAACAAATGAAAGCATTCAATGCATTATTACATTTTATCAATAATGATGAAGAGTTGAACGAAGATGAAGAAATAAAAAACTGGACATTAACTGAAGTAAAACTGGACGATAATGACTATGTTTATATGTATGACATTGAAACAACTGATGGAGAACTTATTGAAGTAACAATTCAGGTAACAAAGGAGGTCTAATCAATGTCAGATAAATTATTCACACAGCAAGACCTTGCAGAACGTTGGCAAGTGTCGGTCAGGGCAATAGAAAACTGGCGAAAGGATGGAACTATACGGCCAGTAAAAGGAATACCAGCAATAAGATTTACAGAACAGCACATATTAGAACTTGAGGGGGTGAAGTTGGACAAGATGTCTCCTCTGGAGAGAAGGAGGCTAGAGCTAGAAATCGAAAAATTAAATAAACAGAATGAGCAGTTAAAAGGAATACTCAGCAAAGTGTTAGCTGAAACATCGCAAGTTGTCGGAATGTAGGAGGAGAGATGAAAGCACAAAGGAACATTCTATTGATAGTCGTTTTGATAAGTATGTTTGCAAATTTAGCTTATGGATTAGAGGGAATAAGGCAAACAGAAGAGCTGCAGTACGAACTTGACCACCAGCAAGCAATCATCCAGGACCGAAATGCACAGATAGAAATGTTAGAAGTTATCCTGGATCATCAAGAAGAACCAACAGAAGTATACGCAGGTGAGTTTGAAATTACATATTACTGTCCGTGTGCTAAGTGTTGTGGACCTGATGCCGTGGGAATTACTTACACCGGCACGGTTGCTCAGGAAGGTAAAACAATAGCCGTTGATCCGGAAGTAATTGAATTAGGCAGCACAATTTTTATTGACGGAGCTGAGTACATAGCAGAGGATACTGGAGCAGTAATCAAGGGGAACAAAATTGATATTTACAAAGACTCACACACTGTAGCTTTAGAAGGCGGTAGGCACATGGCCAAGGTTTATGTATTGGGGGATGTATATGGAAAAAATTGAAGCAGTAACAATTAATGCATTCAGGCAACTGTATGAAAAGCACGGAATTGCTACAGTTGTTGCAGACGGAAAGATTTTAAGATTTACAGCGGAGGATAAAGATGTTTAAAAAATTTATTGAGCATTTCACGGATCCGCTGGAATACATCCGGCTAAAAAGTTTTCTAATACTTATTTGTTGCCTGGCAGTGTTGATGCTAGATAGGAGGTATTGATGAATCTTTTTAAATGGTTATGCAGGCGCAAATGTAATCACAGTTACGATATTTGCCATATTACTAAAACATCATGGACCTTAAGATGTACTAAATGCGGTAACCGTAAAAAAGTTAAATTATAGGAGGTAACAATGGCACGAATATTTGAACCGGCACATCTGCAAAGTGAATGGAAAGTTACAAGCAATTATATAGGGGACGAGAAGATGTATGCGGTTTACAGGTTAAGGAATATTAACGAAGTTGACCACTCTGGTAACAGAGAATATGCCGGAGGATGGGTTAGTAATAGAGAGGCAGCTGTCGAAGTGGCAGCAGAACTTAATAAGGGAGGCAAGAAGTGAAAGCAAATAAGAAAACATTAATGGCAGTAAAACTTTTTTTAGATGAAGAACAGGAATTTTGGGATATAGAAGGATTTAAAGGTGAACTTGTAGTTAAAACTAATCTTCTAAAACATAAGAGCATGGGAAAATCCACATTATCACCTGATGAATGTGGTGTCGAATGGGATGGAGAAGAAATATGTAATTTGCAAGATTTCATTGATGAATATACTCGTCAATTTATTGAAGGTATATGTAATGTTTTAGATTCATTTGTTGGCGAAGATATAAGTTGCTATTTTGAGGAGGAAGAGTAAGTGAAAGCAATAAAGATAACAATTGATGATTTGATACTAGCAGTTGACATCCAGGAGCCGACGTTAAGGGGCATGCAAAAAGAAGTAGGCGGGCAGATAGAAGTAGTTAGGCCGTGGGGATTGAACCAATTGAATGTACCGGATAAAGAATCTCTAATAATGATTGTTAATGAGGAAGGACGCTTGATAGGATTGCATTTTAACAAAACTGGCAGCAACCTGTACAATGATAGTCCTTATCCAGGCTTTGAACCAATAGCCGGCGACATCTTAATACTGGCTGAGGGCTTTGTGGACGGAGAGCCGGACATAGTTGGACTAACTGATGAACAAGTGCAAGCTTTGTTTATAGAATTAGATAAACTTTAATAGGAGGAAATATGAAAGCAAAAGTTATTGAAACCGGTGAAATAGCCGAAGCTAAAAGATTTAAGGATATGACAGACGAAGAAAAGAAAAGCACTTGTATAGCCGGCATGTGCAAAGATGAAGACCTATTTATTGAACCTGAAACAGATTGTGAAACTTGGAGATATATGTTTGACTTTGAAGTTGAAATCTTAAAGGAGGATGAAACAGATGAAGTGGAGTAAAGAGCAAGAGCAGCAACTTAGAAAACTGGCATTTGAAGAAAAGACAAACAAGGAAATAGCACAGATTATGAACATTAAGCTTGAAGACGTACATAATGGCCGTAGTAGATTTGGGGTAACCATTGACAAAGTTAGAGTTGCAAAAATAGCTGCTGAGAATGGACAACCAGTCGCTGATCAGAAAGTAAAGAGGACCGCAGAAGAAATCAATGCAGAAATAATCAAGGTTGAAAAAGCTCATGAGACCGCAAAGAAAAAAGTTGAAAGATGTGCTGCAAGGTTAGAAGTACTTTATGAGGAGCTGGTGAAAGCCCATGACAATAACAAGCAAATATAGCGAAGTAGAAGTATATTATAACTCGGATTTGGACAAAGATTCAGCACAATTAACAGTGCCTGACAAGAATGGAGTGCTACAAATCGTACATATAGCACTGCCCAATATACCTGAATTAGAAGATGCATTGTTAGACTTTCAAAAACTTTTTATAAAAGTTGCGAGGAAGGAAGCATTGATGTGAAAAATAAAAAATGGTCTATAGAAGAATTTCAATATCTTTCTGATAACTGGGGACAGAACAGCATGATTACAATTGCTAAAAATTTAAATAGATCTGTTTCAGCAGTACAACAAAAGGCAACTGATTCCGGTTTAGGTCCCTTCCTGGATGCAGGCGAATATTTGACTTTAAACAAATTTGTAATTGAAATGAGAGGGGGCAATGGCGGAAGAACTTATACAGTAAATCAATGGGCAGATAAGGGGTTACCGATCAGGACTAAAAGAGTCAAAAATTATAGTTTTAAAATTATTTATCTTGAAGATTTTTGGAGATGGGCAGAAAAGAACAAAACTTTAATGGATTTTTCAAAGCTTGAACCGCTTGTATTTGGTAAAGAGTCCGACTGGATGGAAGAACAAAGAAGAGCCGATATAGAAAAAAGATATTTCAAAAGTACTCCTTGGACCATCGCAGAAGATGAATATTTGAAGATGCTGCTAAATCAATATAAATACACTTATAGAGAAATATCTTTGAAGACCAGGCGAACAGAAGGGGCGATCAAAAGAAGAGTATGTGACCTGAAAATAAAAGGAAGACCGGTTAAGATGTCAAACCACAATCCTTGGACGGAAAAAGAAACCAGCAAGCTGATTCAATTATACGATAAAGGGCATACACCAAATACAATGGCAAATTACATTTCAAGGTCTGCTCAATCGTGTAGTGGCAAGATAGAAAGGCTCATAAAAGAAGATGTTATTCAACCAAGATCAGAATTTAGAAAATCATGTTAGGAGGTTTCAGTATGACGGCTATTTGCACGATCTGCAACAAAGATTGGAACGCAAGCAAGTACACAATAGCAAGCAGCTACATTTGTCCTCACTGCCAGTGGAAGATGGACAGAAACTTACCAATCAAGTTAGGAGGGAGGCGGAAAAAACCTATTGAGCGAAAATTTAAACTATGCGGATAATGAAATTTGCCAACTATACAAGCAGGCAAAAAATAAAAAAGAGCAAATAAGCATCTTAAGGGATTTGACATTAAAGAGTGCTAAACAAATTATGGAAATTTTAGAAGAGGGAGGCTGTTTTAAAATGGATATTGAAAAACAAGAAAAGATTTTAGAGCAATACAATAAAAAACTTACTGATAAAGCAATAGGCAGGGAATTAGAAATTTCACAAAGTAGTGTCTCGACATTTTTAAGAAGACAAGGGCTGCCGCCAAATGGCAAGAAGTTCCCAGAAAAAATTGAAATCAAGGAGGATGAAGAGAAAGTGGAAGATGTAAAGGAAGTGCCAGAATTATTGAAGAAAGACTTTATATTACCTAAACCAGAAATGTTTAAGGAAAAAGTTAGACCAGAAGTTTTAACAGTTCAAACAGAAGAACTGAAACAGATGGTAAAGGAAGTTAAGGCAGTATTACCTAAGTCAATTCCAGCAGAGATTACAGAGACAGAATTAGAAACTAATGTTATAGACACTTTAACACCAGGACAATATTTTTACTTAGCAAAATTAACTTTAGAATTACTAAAAACCATGTGGGAGGGATAGGCATGAAAGCAACTGGAATAGTTAGAAGAGTTGATGAATTAGGAAGATTGGTAATACCAAAGGAATTAAGAAAAACATACAGCATTGATACAGATACTCCGGTAGAAATATTTACAGATAATGACAGCATTATACTTAAAAAATATGCACCGGAAGTTCATTACACATTCTGTCCTGAAGATGATCCAGCTAAATTAGTTAAGTTCAAAGGTAAAGTAATGTGCAAGAAATGCCTTGAAGAAATCAAAAGGTGTTAGGAGGTCGGAACATGGAAAGGACCTGTGCAACGTGCTTTTATGATAAAGGCAAGCAATGTGAAGTTCTAAAAGAAAAAATAGATAAAGGCTGTAATGCCTGGGCTGATGAAAGGGAGGCTAAAAAGAGAGAAGCAGCTTGTAAGAAGTACTATGATGAATTTTGCGGAGAAGTTAAGTACACACCGCCAAAAGAAGTGTATAGAAAGAGGGCTAGTGTTACCCATGAAAACAAAGAAAAAAGGGGCGGTAAAAGGATTAATGATGTATTAGACGAGAAGTTTATGAACCTTTACCAGTTGGGGTGCAACGATGTGCAGATAGGTAAAGTACTTGGTATAGGCAAGAATTACGTTGGCAAATATAGAAGAATATTGTGCTTAGAAGTAAATTCGAAAGAAGGTGTAAAGATTGGATGAGAACTGGTGCATTCTCTGTATAGCAATCATCAAATGCATGACGGTAGAGCAAGCATTTAACCTCTGGGAAGGGAACAAATGGAATCATGTATACACAGAAGATGATCTAGATGATATGACGAATATGAGACAAACAATGACATACAAGGAAATCGGAGAGATTTATGGAATATCAGAAAGTGCTGCGCATAAGAGGATCAACAGATATAAAAAGAACCGCCCCACTGTAATGGAAGCGGCATGTTAAAAAAATCAACTAACCGTGTTAATTATACCAAAGAGGTGTAAGAATGGCAAGTAAAAACATAATCAAGCTGCTCTGTCCTGTATGCGGGACAGAGCTCCATATAAGTAATCAAAGAGAGGTCAAGTGCCTTTGTATGTCAAAGCTGATTGTACTTAAGAATGGCAAGGATAAACAGTTGGTAAAGATTGAAGATGCTCCGGCAATAAGGAAGGCAATGCAGGTTCACTGCAGAGATTGCCTGAACCTTAGGCAAGGCGATTGCGTGGACCTGGACAAAATGAAAAGGAACGTAGATCCAAATTGCGCAAGAATATGTAAAAATTTTATAGGGGGAAACAATGGAAATAAAACTACAAAAGCTTAAAATGAGCAATTTTAAAGGTATCAAGAACTTAGAGATTGACTTTGGACAAACAACCAATATTTACGGCGAAAATGCAACCGGCAAGACCACAATATTTGACGCGTTCACCTGGCTGTTATTTGATAAAGACAGCTCTAATAAAAAGGATTTTAATATTAAGACACTTGGAAAGGACGGGGAAGCCATTCATGGGCTGGAGTATACAGTCGAAGGACAGATGAGTATTGACGGAAGACCGCTTAATCTTAGAAAAATCTTTACTGAAAAGTGGGTTAAGGAGCGCGGAGCTGCAGAGAAAGTTTTTTCAGGCCACGAAACCAAGTACTGGATCAATGAAGTACCGGTAAAGAAAAACGAGTACCAGGACAAAATCAATAGTCTGATTGATGAACTTATTTTTAAGCTTATCACTAATCCAACGTTTTTTAATCTGAATTTGAGCTGGCAGGACAGGAGAAAAACTCTCCTGGAGATAGTCGGGGATATAAGCGACCAGGATGTAATTGATTCCAAAGAAGAGCTGAGCAAATTATCAATGCTGCTTCAGGACAAAACGCTTGACGAATTCAAAGCCATGATTGCCGGACAAAAGAAAAGATACAACGACAGCCTAAAGAGCATACCAATAAGGATTGATGAATTAGGCAGGGGCATTCCTACACTGGATGCAGATGTTGACTATAAAGGATTGGAGCAAGAGAAAAAGGATCTGCAGATAATTGTTGGCAATTTGGAGAAGGACCTCACGGATCAGCGCAAGATTGCCATGGACATGATGAATGACTTTAAGAAAAAGCAAGCTATTATTGCTGGCAAAAGAAATGAGCTTAATCGGCTAGAGAATGAAATTGTTAGAAATTCTTATAAAAAGGTTAATGACCTGAAGTATAAGAAATCGGACATTGAAAATCAAATAAACAGAATAAAAAGAGAAATCAAAGATACGGAAGCTTTAATTGATAAAGACAAGGACATAATCGAAGCGAAAAATAAAAGCTTAGCATTAATGAGAACTGAATATAGCACCATAGTAAAAAGCGA